GGCGGTATGGGTGGTAGCTCAATGTCAAATAACAGATAAAAGAAAATAAAATGATAGATATATTATTTCCATCAACAAAATTGATCATAACAAAATCAGACATACATGGTTGGGGAGTTTTTGCATCTGAAGATGTGGAAGAAAAAGAAATATTAGAAGAGGTACCTTTTATAATAGTACCTCTTAGTGAAATAAGTAGTTACTCAATCACATACAGGTACACTTATTATTTTTCTGACACAGATTGTATTTTACCTTTTGGTTTTGCTGGATTATATAATCATAGTTATTCTCCTAATGCGGATTTCAAATTAGATGAAGATATGCAAACTATCACTCATTATTCTATAAAAAAAATAAAAAAAGGAGAAGAAATTTTTATAAACTACGGAGAAGAAAATGCAAAATATTTTACTTAATAAATCAGCATTAGTAATAAATAGAAAAAAAGATCACATAAATGGAAATTAGAAGTCCCTTAGCTCAATCATTTTATGTAGTTCCAGAAACTGGAATATTTGCAACTTCTGTTGATTTGTATTTTTATTCTAAAGATGTATCTCAATCAGTGACTGTCCAACTTAGACCAATGAAGTTGGGAATTCCAGACACAATAGTGCATCCTGAAAGCGAAGTGACTTTATATTCAAATGAAGTTAAAATTTCAGAAGATTCTACAGTACCAACTACATTTAAATTTCCATCTCCTGTATACTTGTCTGGTGGTACATATCACTCTATAGTTGTAATTTCAAACTCGTCGGATTATAAAGTTTGGATTTCTAGACTGGGAGAATTAGACGCACAGAGTTATATTAGTACAAACTCTAGACAGGTTTTTGTGAATAAGCAGCCAGACTCTGGTTCATTATTTTTATCACAAAGTGGATCAACATGGACCGCTAGCCAATATGATGATTTAAAGTACACCTTAAAAAGAGCCAATTTTAACACTTTTGATTCCGGTACTGTAAATTTTTATAATTCAGATTTAGATGGAGGAGAAAATATATCAAAATTATTGACAAATCCTTTAGAGTTTAATTCGAAAAAAATTAAAGTCGGATTGTCTAAAACAGTATCGGATTCTGGACTAACATTTGGAAATACTATCATACAATCAACAACTAATGCGACTGGAAATTTTGTTGGGTATGGTGGATCAGCTTTTGGTAATTTGACAATAATTGATGATGGAGAATCATACGAGAATGGATATTATCCAAATGTTCCTTTGATAACTTTGACCGGAACTGGACAAAATGCCACCGCAAATATAACGATATCAAATGGTTCTGTAGTTTCTTCTGGGGCAACAGTTTTTTCTGGTGGAGTTGGATATAAAGTGGGAGATCTACTTACAATAAATCCTCCAGGAACTAATAAGTTAGGAAGAAATATCAAATTATCCGTTTCAAATATTTCAGCTTATAACGAGTTAATACTAGATCAGGTACAAGGAAATTTTGAGACTGGCGTAGGAAAAACAATAAGATACACCAATAGTATTGGAATCACTACAGACTTGAATGGAAATGGATCTGATGTCCTATTGTCTTCTGCCCCAACGGAAATAAATGACGGAAAACATATAAAAGTAAACCACTACAATCATGGTATGCACTCTGGAACAGATGTAGTAAAAATATCCAATGTTAGTTCAGATATTGTACCAACAACTTTGTTATCAAATACTTATACTGAAACATCGACTGATAACATCTTATTGGCAGATGGATCGAGTTTTTCCACCTTTGAAGGACTCCCAGTCAGTCCGGATAATTTGGGATATATTTTAATTGGAAGTGAAATAATATCTTACAATGAGGTAAGCGGCAACATTCTAAGAGGAATTACAAGAGGAATAGATTCGACAAAAAGAGGCACATATGAGTTGGGAGTTTCGGTATACAAATATGAATTGAATGGAATATCATTAAGAAGAATTAACACTACTCATAATCTGTCTGATGCGACAATTTCAGATCCAATAGGTTTGGATTATTATAATTTAAAATTGTCAGTTGATGCATCAAAAGGAAAAGATAGAACTACAATCAGTCCTCTTTATATAAAAGAAACGAAATCATCTGGTGGAACACAAGTCACAGCCACAAAAAATATACAGTACAGCATAATAATTCCAAACATACAAAGTTTTTCTCCACCAAGGACAGAAATTTCATCTACAATCAGAACAGTAAGCGGAAAGAGCGTGGATGGAAATGAAACTCCATTTGTAGATCAGGGATTTGAATCTATAAATTTAAATTCAACAAATTATTTAAATTCACAAAGAGTAATATGCTCTACTTTAAATGAAACCCAAAAATTATCTTTCCTACCAGGAAATAAATCATTTAATTTAAATATGACTCTTAGTTCTACTGACGCTAGACTATCTCCCGTGATTTCTGCCTTAGATAGAACTTCGGTTGTTCTTACTTCAAATAGAATTGATAAAAAAATAAACAATTTTTCTACAGATGATAGAGTTTCTACTTTAGATGGTGATCCATCTACATTCGTTTATGCTACCAAACCAATATATTTGGAAAATCCAGCTCAAAGTTTAAAAGTAATTATATCCGCTTATGTAAATATATACAGTGATATACGATTGTTATATTCTGTATCAAATGAAAATAGCCTAAAATTAAACTATTTTCCATTTCCTGGATATGCGAATCTGAATAATGGAATTACAATAAATCCAGCAAATAGTGATGGAACACCAGATAAAAAAATAATAAAAACAGACATATTGCTATCAGAAAGTTCTCCTAATACTCCTTTTATTGATTATGAATATACTGCAGAATCTATAGGACCATTTAATACATTTAGCATAAAAATTATAGGAACATCAGTAAATCAAACTTATCCACCAAGAATTAAAGATCTTCGCGTAATAGCAATATCATAAAAACATGTATTATAAAGTAAGAGGAAATCCAAATTTAGTTAGAGATAAAAACACAAATGCGATATTGAATGTAAATTTAACTGAGTATGAGACTTATGTTAAAACAAATCAAATAAAGCAAAAAGAAAACTTTAGAATAGAAAAAATAGAGTCAGAAATTTCAACGATGAAAGATGATTTAAATTTAATAAAAACATTATTACTGGAAATAAAAAATGAACCCAGATAAAATAATTCTAGAAGACTTTAATAAAATGTTTGAGTACGAAAAATTATCTAGAGATATAGATAGTATAGATGATATAGAAGTCGTTAAAAATTTTGCAAAGTCTTACATTAAATTATATTTAAAGCAACAAGAAGTAGTATCTAAATTGTAACATGGCACAACCTTCCACCAGACAAGAACTTATTGATTATTGCTTAAGAAAACTAGGGGCTCCAGTATTAGAAATTAATGTTGCACAAGAGCAAATAGAAGATTTGGTGGATGACGCTATACAATTTTTTCAGGAAAGACATTTTGATGGTGTTTCTCCGACTCTCCTAAGATATGAAATTACACAACAAGATCTAGATAGAGCAAGAGGAAAGCAGGGAGTAGGAATAACTACAGTCACAGGGAGTAAAACTTATGAATATAAAGAGACCGCAAACTATTTACAAATACCTTCATATGTAATTGGAGTAAATAAAATATTCCAATTTGAGGGATCTAATAGTATTTCTAGTGGAATGTTTAGTATTAAGTATCAATTATTTTTAAATGATGTATACTATTGGGGGTCAACTGAATTGCTGACTTATTCGATGGTAAAAACTTATTTGGAAGACCTGAATTGGTTGCTGACAACACAAAAACAGATTAGATTCAATAAAAGAGAAGACAGATTATATTTGGATATAGATTGGGCTAGTGTGACTGTAGGACAAACACTGATTATTGATTGTTACAGGGCACTAGATCCAGCAGAATCGACAAAAGTGTGGAATGATTCATTTCTAAAACAGTATTTGACCGCACTCATAAAAAGACAATGGGGACAGAATTTAATTAAATTTAGAGGAGTAAAACTTCCCGGAGGAATTGAATTGGATGGTAGGCCAATATATGATGATGCCCAAAGAGAATTAGATATTATTATGGAAAGAATGTCTAGTACTTATGAACTTCCTCCACTAGATCTCATTGGATAAGATATGCTAAATCCATTTTTTCTTCAAGGTTCAAAAACAGAGCAGGGCTTAATTCAAGATCTCATTAATGAGCAATTAAAAATATATGGAATAGATGTATATTATATTCCCAGAAAATATCTAACCAAAAAAACAATCATAAAAGAGGTAATAGAATCAGAATTTGATAATGCATATCCTATTGAAGCTTATGTTGATACTTATGATGGATATGAAGGTGCTGGAACTTTACTTACAAAATTTGGGGTTCAGCCTTACACTGATTTGACTCTTATTATTTCGAAGGAAAGATTTGAAAATTATATTTCACCATTAATAAAAAATCAACCTAATATTGAATTGTATACGAGGCCAAAAGAGGGAGATTTGATATATTTTCCTTTGGGTGATAGATTATTTGAGATTAAATTCGTTGAACATGAGGTTCCATTTTATCAACTCCAAAAAACCTATGTTTATACACTTAGATGCGAACTATTCAGATATCAAGATGAACTAGTTGATACTGGAATAGAGTTTATAGATGATAATGTAGAAAAGCAAGGTTACATTCAAACTTTTGATATGATTGGTGCTGGAGTATCCGCAACTGCTACTGCAACTATAGTAAATGGTGGAGTAACATTTGTAAAAATTACTAATAGAGGAGAGGGATATAAATCTGCTCCACAAGTAAAATTTGGTATTCCAACTTCTGGGCAGACAGCAACTGGAATAGCAACAATGATTGGTGGAATAGTTGATTTATGTGAACCAGATTCAAGTTTGTTTAGGGTTCAAGGTGTAGAAATTACAAATGCTGGTTATGGCTACACTTCTCCACCAGCTGTTGCTTTTTATGGTGGTGGAGGAAAGGGAGCAACCGCGACAGCTTTTATTGGAGATGGTATAGTTGGCATCATCACAATAACAAATGGTGGATCTGGTTACACAAGTGTGCCAACAGTACAATTTATTGGCACTTCTTCAATACCTGCACAAGCAAGAGCAGTAATAAAAAATGGAGTTGTGACAAGAATTGGAATCATAACCACTGGAATTGGCTATACTCAAAATCCAATCATCCAAATACAAAGTCCTTATATAGTTGGATATGGTACCTATAGATACAATGAAACTGTAGTCGGTTCAGAATCTGGTCATACAGCAAGAGTTAAATCTTGGAATGCCTTAACAAATAAATTGGAGTTATCCAATATAACAGGTGATTTTGTTCCAGGAGAAACATTGGTCGGAACAGCATCAAGTGCAAGCTATGAAATTAAAGTCATAACAGCAGATAACTTAGTAGACCCATTTGCACAAAATAAAGAAATACAAGAAGAAGCAAATGTGATTGTTGACTTTAGTGAAAAAAATCCTTTTGGAACTCCCTGATAAATATGTAAATGGTTAAATAACATTATAAGGATATCCTAACATGTTTGAGTATTTTTATCACGAAATAATAAGAAAAACAGTAGTGGCATTTGGTACTCTGTTTAATGGAATAACTATCAAGCATAAAGATGACTCTGGAAACATTGTTTCTTCTATGAGAGTCCCACTGGCATATGGACCAACTCAAAAGTTTCTTGCTAGATTAGAACAGGTTCCAGATCTCAATAAGCCAGTTCAAATTAATTTACCTAGAATGTCATTTGAAGTGATTGGAATGTCATATGACACTACTAGAAAATTAACTACCACACAAACATTTTTAACAAAAGATGTAAATAATAATCAAATAAGAAAAGCATATCTACCTGTTCCGTATAACTTAAACTTCGAATTAAGTATTATGACAAAACTTAATGACTTGATAATATATCAATGACGGATAATTATGAGGGAGATTACACAGAAAGAAGAGCATTAATTTATACTTTAAAATTCACTGCAAAAACTTATTTGTTCGGTCCAGTATCTTCCGATTCAGTTTCTTCCGAAATTATCAAAAAAGTTTCTATTGGTCTTATTTCTGGAGATGCATCGGGTTCAGCAAGGAGAGAGGTTACATACAGTGTAGAGCCTCGTGCAATACAAAATTATACTGGAACGGTTACTACAACATTATCAAAAGATGCACAAAAAACTGATAATACTATTGAAGTGGCAAATTCAAATGGAATTACTGCTGGATCGTATCTTGATATCAACAAAGAAGAATTATATGTTGAATCGGTTTCTGGAAATGTTATAACAGTAAAAAGAGGTCAAGATTCTACATTTATATTGGATCATGTCTCTGGGTCTCAAGTAAAATTAATTACAGTATCTGATGATTTGTTAATACAACCAGGTGATGATTTTGGTTTTTCTGGATCTTTAGATTGATGGAATGGAAATATGAAAATGACTAAAAAATATAAAAAGCTAAATGAAACTTTTAACATTGATGACTCTGAACAAATTATCCATCCAGAGGTAGAAGAGGCAACTACTGAAATAATACAGAAAGAAAAAAGATCAGTAATTGATGACATTAAAAAAGACTACGAATATACTCGTGGGAACTTATATTCTATCATAGAAAAGGGACAAGAAGCAATAAACAATGTTCTTGAGCTAGCACAAGAAACAGACACTCCTAGAGCATATGAAGTAGTCGGACAACTCATAAAAAATGTGTCTGATGCTACAGATAAATTAATAGACTTACAAAAGAAAATAAAAGATCTAGATGAGGTAAAAACACAAAAAGGACCAACAAATGTAACAAATGCTTTGTTTGTTGGTTCTACAGCAGAATTGTCAAAAATGCTAAAAAATCAATTAAAAGACATCGCTGAAGATAAATAAAAATAAGTAGGTTTTATTGCACAATAAAAAATGAAAAAAATTCAAGAAGATCACAAGGAAATTGCTAGTGGCCAGAAAAAAGATGATGAAGGTTACATGGCAAGAATTGAATTAGATTCCATTGAAAGAGCAATAAAGAATCTAAGAAAAGTTATTAAAAGTAGTGATACTCAACTTCCTGCATGGGTACAATCAAAAATTACAAGAGCAGCAGATTTCATTGATACTGCCGCTGAGTATCTCCAAAGTGATCAAGAATTGGATGAAGAACTAAGTGGAAAAATAGACCCAAAAAAGCACAAAGAATTACAAACTACAGAAAGAAAGCAGAGAAAAGCAGCCGAGCTTTCTCAGCACCCATCGACTAATCCAAATGTCGTTGCAGTAGCAAGAAAAAAAGCTGGAATACAACTACCTCCAATCCAAAAAGAAGAAAAATCATTAGTATATCAAATTCTTTCGGAAATGGGATGTGGATGCAATAAAACAAAAAAAGGAAAAAAGTGCCCTGAGCACGGATACAAAGATTGTTCTTCAATGCATGAAGAGAAAGACCCAAAAGGTCCAGTACAATCTTATAAATCACCGGAAGAAATAGCAAAAAAGCATAAAGTCCCACTAGAGTTAATTAAAAAACAACTTAAGATGGGACTTAAAGTAGAAAAAGAACATACTTCTGATCTAACTGCAGCAAGAATTACTGCCTTACAACATTTAGATGAAGTTCCAGATTATTATTCAAAGTTGAAAAAAGTAGAAGCTCAAAATGAAAGTAAAATTGTCAGAGATATGTTTGGAAATGTATCATATGAATTTATTGATTTGATTGTGGCAGATCCTATAATAAAAGAAGGAAAAAAGAATAATCCATGTTGGGATGGTTTCAAAAGAAAAAAAGGAACGAAAAAATACGAGAAAGGTTCTTGCGAACCTGTAGAAGAACAGTCTGGGTTACAACAAAAATTAGTTGCGGCAAAATTAAAAAAAGCTAAAGCTGAACAAGAATACGCAAGAACAATTGGAACTCTGTCCAAACAAGGAGCTGACCCAGAAACAGTAACAGAAGCCACTTTACCGGCACAAAATGGACATATCATGGCAGTAACTGTCATGTGGCGTGGAAAGTATTATGGAACTCAGTTATTTTTCCCACAAGTAAAGTTACCAAACAGACGAGAAGTTACTGACGCAGTAAATAAAATTTATCCAGAATCTAAAGTAATTACATATGGTGTCAGTAATGCACAGCCTGGTTTGCCAATTGTACAATTACCAAAATCAAAAAATTATCTCTTGAACAATGGCAATATCGGAGAAGAGGTTGAAATAT